AGCATATTCAGAGACAATATATACGTGTTCATCAATAATAAAAGAATCGATATATTTAATAATGAAAGGGTTAGTATTACATTTTTGGATACAAACTTCCATAACTAATTGTTCTTTTTCTTTATCAGAAAGATTGTGAAGGAAAATGTCTTTAAGTGCATAAATTTTATTATTTGAAATATTTTCAGCTTTATATACGGTAGAATATGAGCCTGAACCTATTTTATTAAGGATACGATAATTACGTATCATGATATTTAATATATATAAATATTTTACATATATTAAATATTTTTTATAATATATGAATATATTTTACAAATTAATCAAATAGGAGGTTGATATACAGTAGTATTTCCAAAAAATTTATTTTTTAAATACAATACTAGTGCAACTATTATAGCTATTAAAAATATTCCACCTACAAAGTAAAGCAAACCACGTCCAAAACCGAATTTAACAATAAATACTATTAGTATTATTAATAATATACCTAAAATAATTATCATATTTCTTTTATATATTGGTGCATTTTGAGCTATTTCTTCACTCGAACTATTAAATGGAAATCCACCTTTTAATAATTTAGGCATTTTATAATATAATAAAATAAAAAAAAAGATTAATCGTATAATAATAAATTATATGATTAATTTGTTTAACATAAATTATAGTCATTACTTATTTCTTTTTTGGTTTAACTTCTGCACTTGAAGATGATGTTGTTTTTTTAGTAGTTTTTTTAGATGCAGGAGGAGGAGTAGGTGGTCTTTCATCTTCTTCTTCATCTTCTTCATCTACATTATCTAGGTCATCATCTAATTCATCTTTAGATACGACATTATTATCATCATCATCACTATCATCTACATTATTAGAATAACCTTGTTTTGATTCATTATCATCTTCATCAACAGAAGGAGATTTACGAATAGGTTTTTTATCATTATCATCTTCGATAAAAGCATAATCTGGAATACCAGCTGGACGATATAATTTAATTTGTACAATATCGAAAGTTATACCTGCGATTTTACCTTGGAATGTGACTGCTTTTAATTTAAGAATAGCGACTGCTTCAGTTCCTTTAACGAATGATGTTTCAAAATCAGTAATATCTTTACCATTATCATCATAAGCTTTAAGAAGGAACTTATTTTCCCATGTTGGAACTCTAGCTTTAAAAGTAGGAGGATATTTATCGGTAATTTGTTTAGTTTGTTTATCTTTAGCATATTTAATTAAATCACGAACATAAGTATCAGGATCATTTTCGATACTTTTACGAACGGTTTCAGTTGGTTTTCCGAACCAACTAATAGCATTTTTAACACCAGTATCAATCATAGTTTTTTGTAATTCATTTAAGAATTCGAAGAATTCACCAATTCGTTCATTATATTCTTCTGATTTTGATTTATTATAACCTGCTAATGAAAAATCAATAGAATATTTGACTTTATCTGGATTAGTTGTATCGACCCATTTACCTAAACCATATGGTAATCTCATACGAGGAGTTTGAATATAGAAATCTTGTCCAGCATATTTAACTCTACTTGAACGACCGCCATGTTTATTTGCTGTAGGTTCACTAAAGTTGAACTTTGAAAAATCAATATTATTTGCGCGATAAATATTACCTGATTGAGTATTCATATTGTTTGAATTAATATTAGTTGAAGACATCTTGCTTATAATAATTATTATAACTTTAAATAATAATTAATCAAATTTTTTTTTAAATAATCAATAAATATATAGTAATATTATGTATTATTATTTACATAATAAATTAATAAATTCATTTTTATTATATCATAAATAGTAAAAGGATTAAATGATTATATAATACGATAGTATATAATTATTTAATAATAATTTATTGAGATGATGATGCTGTTGCTGGAGTATTAGGAGTAAAATGACGAGAGATATAACGTTGTAAATTGAAATAAGTGAAACCTGATGAAGCATCGACATCTTGTAATTTGCCTAAAATAGCACTTAATTTATTGTCAGGGACGAAACTACGACGATTTTCTTGAACTTGTAAATTCTTTTCACGAATATAAGCGTTAATTTGTTTAGTAACTTCGTTACGTGATTTCTTTGTACCATGTGGAACACCTAAGAAGTCACATAAAGCATCTGAAATACTACTTGGAATTTGGAAGCCTGATGGAGCGCGCTTTGTACCATCGCCACCTTGACGACGAGCACGTTTAGCAGCAAGACGAGCATTAGTACGAGCCATTTCACGACTTTCACGATTATATAATTTAACTGCACGACGTAAAGTAGTTAATAAGGTCTTTTGAGTTTCCATTAATGCTTCGACTTGTGATGCTAATGATTGGAATAAACTGTCGACTGTTTGTTGTTCATCGTGGGATTGTTCTGCGGATGCTTCAGTTGAACTTTGTGATGAAACTGGTGCAACTTGAGCAGGGGTGCTTTCTTGTTTTTCTGCTTTCTTTGATGATGCACGTGCTTTCTTTTCAGCTGGAGCAGTAGTAACTGCTGCTTGTTGAGTAGGTGCAGATGCAGGAGTAGATGATTGTTGAGTAGGTGCTGGTTGTGCTTGTTCAGCCTTCTTTGATGGAGCACGTGCCTTCTTTTCAGGAGCAGGTGTAGTTGCTGCTTGTTGAACTGGAGCAGGAGTGGATTGTTGAGTAGTAGCTACAGGAGTAGCGGATTGTTGAGTAGTGGTTGATTGTTTTTTAGCCATTTTGAATATTAGTAATCTATAGATGATAGTATATATAATATCTTTAAGTAATTATAACACTATAATTCGTCATATTTTATATTTAAATATGAAAAATTTAATAAAAAACGCGTTTTAATTAGAAAATGCAACACCCGCCATACCACTCATTATTCTTAATAAATTATAATTTACGGCGTAATAATGTAAAACTCTTGCACTACTACCCGTTTGAAATTCTAATACACTATTATCTATTCTTGAAAAATTACAAGTTCCGCTTGGTTGATGTTCTTCTGGATTTAATGCAAAACTATATACATAAAATCCTCCTAGTGGTGGTGTATTTGTTGATGGATTACTAGCTTGTTGATTATGACTACCTGTATGATGTTGATATGGTTGAACTAATCTAAAATAACTACCATCTCTTTTTTGGAATCTATCTTGACCGTTAAGTTGTATTTGTGCGATTGTTGTATTATCTAATAATGAACCTTGAGATGCCCAAAAATCGAATGGATGTCTTGTTCCACTATTATCTTTAGTAACCCAAATTATTTCTTTAACAGGATGATTTAAAAATAGTTTATTGGAAGATGATGAATTTGGTGATATAGATATACCATTAGAATATTGTACTTGTTCTATTAAATATTCATGCGATATTTGTGCAAATCTACGGCGTTCATCCGTATCTAGATATATATAATCAGCATATACATCACAGTATAATAATTGAGCGTTAGATTGTTGTAAAGTACCATTATTATTAACTAAAAATGAATTATTTAGTTGAATATTAATTTTAACTTCATGATATTGTAGTGCAACTAAAGGTAGTGCTAATCCTGGATTTCTACAGAACCAAAAATGTAATGGAACATAAACTTTAGTATAATTTGGATTATTACTATCTTTTAATGAACCATTTATCATTCTATTTAACTTTTGCCAGTTAGCTTCTGTATGTGATAATTGTGTCCAAATATCCATCCATTCGCCATAATGTCTATCTACAATTTGTCCACCAATTTCTATTTCAATATTATCTATAACTTGATGTCCTACTCGCCATGCATTACTAATATCTTGATTAAATGTCATTTCCATATATATTCGACTAACTAAGTCACCATTACGACCTAATATACATGAAAAGGTATTACCTAAACCAATGGTTCCGTTCATTGTTTGAGAAATAGATTCCATTGCGAAGTTTGTATGTCTCTTATATACTACTTTAAAGAAAGTTATTTGTGGATTACCAGTTAAATATGTGTCTTGAGCGCCATAAGCGACTAATTGCATTAAACTTCCAGTCATTTTAAAGATAAGGTATAACTTATATTTTAAATATATTTTATTTTATAACTGTTATTTACATCTTATATAATATGAAAATAACATATGAATAAACTTTTTAGTTAGAGTATGCTAAACCACCCATACCTGACATAATACGTAATACGTTATAGTTAACAGCATATACTTTAACAACAGTTGCAGCTGTAATTGATGCAGCATCATAACCAGCACCAGTACTAGAGCTATAAGTTAAATTTAATACAGCATTATCGATACGACTAAAGTTACAAGTACCTGATGGTTGATGTTCTTCTGGTTTAAGAGCAAATGAATAAACGTGAGTATATTGTAATACAGTAGTTTCATTTTCAGTACCATCGGTTGCGCTACCTGCAGTAAGAGAACGACCACATCCACTATGATGTTCGAAACGTTGAACTTTAGTGAAATAGTCACCAGTACGACGTTTAAAGCGATCTTGACCGTTTAATTGTAATAAAGCATCTTTACATGGTTGATATGATGTAAAATCACTATAATTATTTGAACTATCAACTAACCAAACTAATTCTTTAACTGGATGATTAAAACGTAATTCATGTTGTGATGTAACTGCGTTTTCTTGACCAATAGTTAAAGCATTTGAGAATTGGACTTGTTCAATTAAATATTCATGTGATACTTGAGCAAAACGACGACGTTCATCAGTATCTAGGAAAATATAATCAGCCCATATTGAAACAAGTTGCAAATAATTTCCGCTTGTAGTGAATGGTTGTACGGACATTGCATTAGCAGATTGAAATTGAACATTCAATTTAACTTCGTGATATTGTAAAGCGATTAATGGTAATGCTAAACCTGGATTACGGCAAAACCAAAATTGGAGTGGAACGTGTAAGCGATTACTGTCTGCACTTGTAGCATCAGTACCTAATCTTGTTGGGTCAACCATATATTCTAACATACGTGATTGGTCATAAGGAAGAGTTAAATCACACCAAATAGCCATCCATTCACCATATTGTTTATCAATAACTTGACCTCCAATTTCAACTTCAACATAGTCTAATAATTGGAAACCATAATAAGATAATGATGATAATGATGCTGCTGGATTAGTACCAGATAAATCAAGGTCAATTTGTAAATAAATACGATGTAATAAATCACCATTACGAGCAATTGTACAAGTGAAACGACGTCCTAAATCAGCAGAACCATTAAAAGTTTGTTCAATCGCTTCAACTGCGAAGTTAGTATGACGACGATAAACAACCTTAAAGAAGGTAATTTGTGGATTACCAGTTAAATAAATATCTTGAGCGCCATAAGCGACTAATTGCATTAAACCACCTGCCATTTTGAATTATATAATATATAATAGAAATAGATTTTTTTTTGTGATTATCATCTTATATAAAATGAAAATAACATATAAATAAGTTACTTAGTTAGAGTATGCTAAACCACCCATACCTGACATAATACGTAAGACGTTGTAGTTGACAGCATAGACCTTTAAGACAGCACCACTAGCTGGAATAGCAGCAGCAGGAATACCTGAAGTTGCTGATGCTGCGGTGAATGATAAGTTTAAGACAGCATTATCAATACGAGAGAAGTTACAAGTACCTGATGGTTGATGTTCTTCTGGTTTAAGAGCAAATGAATAAACATGAGTAGCACCAAGAACAGTCATACCATTTGAAGTACTAGAAAATTTAGCTGTAGCTGAAGAACCATTAATACCATTATAATTAGAGCGACCTGCACCGGTATGATGTTCATAACGTTGGACTTTAGTGAAATAGTCGCCTGAACGACGTTTAAAGCGATCTTGACCGTTTAATTGTAATAAAGCATCTGAACATTGAATATAACCTTCAAATGGAGTACTTGATGATGATGGGTCAACTAACCAAACTAATTCTTTAACTGGATGGTTAAAACGTAATTCTTGTTGAGTAGATGGTGCTGAACCTGCAATATTTAAAGCATTTGAAAATTGGACTTGTTCAATTAAATATTCGTGTGATACTTGAGCAAAACGACGACGTTCATCAGTATCTAGGAAAATATAATCAGCCCAAACAGTAACAGATTGTAATGTTGATGAACCTACAGCTTGTACTGCTGGAACAGTAGCATTAACAAATTGGACATTAATCTTAACTTCGTGATATTGTAAAGCGATTAATGGTAATGCTAAACCTGGATTACGACAGAACCAGAATTGTAATGGAATATGTAATCTGTCTAATGAAGCTGAAGTTGCATTAGTAGCATCAACCATACAAGATAACATTAAAGCTTGATCTAAAGTATGAGTTAAATCACACCAAACAGCCATCCATTCTCCATATTGTTTATCAATAACTTGACCTCCGATTTCAACTTCAACATAGTCTAAAAGTTGGAAACCGAGGAATTGTGAGAAGTCTGAACCATTTGAAGCAGAAGCATCAACTTGTAAGTATAAACGATGTAATAAATCACCATTACGAGCAATTGTACAAGTGAAACGACGTCCTAAATCAGCAGCACCATTGAAAGTTTGTTCAATAGATTCAACTGCAAAGTTAGTATGACGACGATAAACAACCTTGAAGAAGGTAATTTGTGGATTACCAGTTAAATAAATATCTTGAGCGCCGTAAGCGACTAATTGCATTAAACCACCTGCCATTTTGAATTATATAATATATAATAGTGAAAGAAAATATTTTTACTAAAATACAAATATATAATTCTTAAGCAAATAATATATCCAAAACACCATCCTTTATTCTTATAATATTATGACGAACTAAATAAATATTACATTCGGCATATTGTAAATTGCTATTAGTTATATCACTTAAATTATTAAATTCTAATGTTAATTGACTATGTGTAAATTGGTCAGTACTTAAAAAACCACTATCCTTATTATTAACAGGTTCTAAACCGAATGAATATGTATATAAAGGAAGTATAGTTTGAAATTTAGGTTTTGTAATATTATCCATATAGTAATAAGGATATGTATTATATTCGTTTGGATGTAATATTAATGATTGAGCAGAACTAATATCGTTATATTGATATACTTTAAAAGTACTATCACACTTAAAATGTTGATATCTTTGAATTAATTTATAATAATCTGCTGTAGTATCAACTAACATGTTTCCATTTATATTAATAGAAGCCTTTTTAAGTCCATCTATAAGTTGTCTATATGCTGAATTATTATTATATGTTTCAATTAAAGAAATATTCCATAATAAATATTCGATATAGTGTGTTTGTGGTATAGATACTTTATATGTGCTATTAGGTGATATGCGGCCTCTATCAATTCGATTAACTTGCTTAATAAGATATTCTAAAGGAAGATTTGTAAATTTTTCTTTTTCTTCTGGTGTTAAAAAACCATATTTATATAAACATTCAATATCTTTTATTTTACGTGTTGAAGTTCCCTTAAAATTTTTAAATTTAACCTTTATTGATATATTATTATCTTTAATAGCCCATAATGGAAATGCATTCATAGGTGTCTTATGAAACCAAAATGGTAATGGAACATATAAATATACATATTTAGTTGGATATGTAGAATATTCAGTTCCTCTTTTAGCATATTCATATGAAATCATTGGGACTAAAGAGTTTTTTTGTTGTTGATTTAAATATAAATCATAATATGATAGAATATAGATACTATCTAATTCACTCAAAACCTTATTATTATGCATAAATTGGACACTATCAATAATATTAACGAATGTTTCAAGTGCATAAGTATTAGTATCGAATGAATTTATATTACCACTATAATCCCATGTATTATTATCAGATACATCTAATTTAATTCTTAAATAAACTTCATTTAGTAAATCAGCATTAATAGGAACATGTATATCGAGAGACATATTATCATATATAAAATTATCATTATCCTTATCATTATTAGATACGACTAACCAGTCTGTACCAAATTGTGAATGTGTTTTAATATCTCTTTGGAAAAAGGTATATTCTGCATTTTGATTTATTAGTTGGTCTTGTTCTCCTCGAGCAAGTAATATAATTCGAGCATTTGACATAATAGTATTGTTTTATTATATCAAATGAAAAAAAGCTATATTATGTAGCGAATGCTAAACCAGCCTTACCACTCATAATACGCAATACATTTATACTTAATGCATAAATATTAATATATTTTGCAGTTAAATTGCTCGTTAATGTAGTTGTACTATATGTAAAATTATCTTTATCACGATATAACTTTATCTTTAATTGTGCTTGTTCTAACTTTGAAAAATTGACTGACCCGGATGGTTGTGTTTCACTTGGATTAAAAGCAAAATTATAGTTATAAAAGCCCATACCTACTGGATATATATTTGACTTATAATTAGGTGCATTATTACTTGTTTTATTTGAATTATATACATTTAATAACGAACTATTTAGATGATGTTGATAATCTTGAACAAAACGGAAATATTGTGGTTGTAAAGGTTCAGTTACATCTTTACCATTCATAACTATATTACATTCTTTCATCTGTTCTCGTAAATAATTAGCATTTCTCCAATAATTATAATATAATATGCCAGTTGTATTATCATATAAATTATTTGATAAATTAACACTACTTAAATCAACATAATTATCTTTAATACCCCAGAATATAGATTTAACAGGATGATTAAAACGTAAATCGAAACGATGTGTTAAATCTTCATATTTTTCATTTGTCATACTTGAAGTATATAGTTGGATTGGATTATTTAAACTAGATTGAACTTGTGTAATCATATATTCTAATTGTTTTGATGAGAATAATACACGTTCATCTTTATCTAAATGTATATATTCACATAACATTTGCATTCTATTTAATGATAAGTTTGTATTTGTAATACTATTTGCTGTAGTTGTTAAATTAGAGACATATGTAGTAGGGACACTCTTATCATTTAGTTTAACTTCAATACGAACAGTTGAATACTGTAATGCTATTAATGGTAATGATAATCCAATATCATTATTGAACCAAAATCTTAAAGGTAAGAATAATGTTTTTTTATTATCAGTAGAAGAATGAATTCCTGTCATTAGTCCAGTAGCAAGTTCTTTACGTTTATCTTGCATTAATTCTAAATATAACATTAACCAGTCGCTATAATGACGGTCGATTAATTGTCCATCAATAATAATATCGACATACTCGATAAAAGAATAACCGAATAAATTTACATTAGATATATCAGTTTGACTAGTATTATTTTCAATATCTAATACTAAATACATACGATGTAATAAATCACCACTTTTAGGTATATCAACATATAATTTCTTATTATAAGCATTATAAGTTTCACCTACAAAAGGAACGAATACTTGGTCTAATGCGAAATGTGTATGTCTTTTATAAGCACCCTTAAAAAAAGTAAATTGAGGATTACCTACTAAATATTTATCTTGCTCACTCTTTACGGCAAGTAACATATAACCTAAACCCATATTTATATTATAAAGATATAATTATTTTCATTAGTTAAACCTATATGTAATAATTTATTACACAAAATATGATTATATTATAAGATGTCTCATAAAATAATAAATATTAAAACAAAAAAGCGTAAGCCTAAAAATTATACTAAAGAAGATATAGAAAATCTATTAGAAGATTATATACGTATTGATAATATTGATGAAGTACCTGTTAATAGTTGTATTCGTTATGTTACATTAGA